GTACCTACTGCCACGACACTGTCGCCGCCCAACTTCTCGTCAAGGCAATCCTGCAGTGAGCAGAGGGGGAGGGAAGAAGACCCCCCAACTTCCCTCCCCGTCTTGCTCAGAACTCCGGGGCTGCCGCTGGTTCGGCTGCTTCCGGTGCTGCTGGCTCTACTACGGGTGCTGGCTCTGGAGCCTTCTCGGCCTTGGCTGGCTTTGCGGGCTTCGGCTTTGCGGCTACAGGGGCGGGAGTCCCGCTGATGAACCCGGCGGCGTCTGGTTGGCGTTGCTTCTTCATGATGGTACTCCTTCGTGGAACGAAGATATTCTAGCAAACTTTCGTTCCAATGTTGGAAACGTCAAGAGTAAGCGATAACGTGATTTTTATCCGAACGAAAGGAAACAACATGGAAGCAACACTTGATACCTCTACGGTGGCGGAAGAGAACGCCGCCCAGTGGGAGATTCTCGTTGAGGCATACGGAGACAAGTTCAAGGTGCCCACCGCTGAATCAAACCGAGTCCGCGAGATTATCCGTGGGATGTACATCCTCATGGGCCTCGCTGGCAAGGAAGCCCCGGTCTACAAGACCCTTCGTGTCTACGGCATCCCTGAAGAGGTGTGTGCCTACCTCATCGACAAGTATTGCGGTGAGGATGTCGCCACCGAGGACGACGGGGCCGTGCGCCGCAAGGACAAGTACCGTGCTTTTGAGGATTGGTCACGCGAGCACATCGGTGAGCAGTTCACGACGGAGCAACTGGTGGAGGCTTCGGGGTTTTCGTATCCGACGACCCTGAAGTTCCTGAAGGAGTCTCCGTTGTTCAAGCCGGTGAAGAAGGGCTGGTGGGAGCCTGTGGTTGTGGAGACACGCCACTAATCCCTCAAGGATTCCTCTGCGATTCCTCTGCGACACCTCAAGACAGAAAATCTCAAAAATCTTCTGTCAAGAGGTTGTCGTAGTTCGCAGTAAGCCCTACCGTTGTAATTGTCAACAACTCCCCCCTACCAAGGAGACACCGTGTCACAGACGACACTTCCCCAGTGCTGGCAAGACCTGCACGACGCAATCAACAACGGCATCGACCGCATCATCCTCTTCGGCCCACCCGGAACCGGCAAGACTTTCGCCGGGCTGACGGCAGGCAACGTACAGGCAGGCGCACACCGCCTCATCTGCACTGAGGACATGACGGTCGCTGACGTTACCGGCACCTTCATGCCCAACGCATCCGGCACCTTCTCATGGGTGGACGGCGCTGCACTGAAGGCATGGAACGGCGACGGCATCAACGGCGGCAGGCTCGTAGCCGACGAAATCGACAAGGCAGGCGGCGACGTGTTCGCCCAACTCCTTGCCATGATGGACTCACACGGGTCGGCAACGTGGGAACACCCGGAGACGGGTCGAATCCACCGACCGCTGGACGGCTTCTCCGTCATCATGACCACCAATCTGGAGGACATGAACGACCTGCCTGAGGCCCTCGCTGACCGTTTCCCGGTACGCATCCGCATCAACACCCCCCACCCGGACGCTCTCGCAGCACTGTCGTGGGACTTGCGTGACGTTGCGGCCCGCATGGCCGACGCTGGCCCCCGACGCATCTCGCTGCGTTCGTTCATGGCATTCGACAACCTCCGCAAGGGCATCGGCAAGGAAAAGGCTGCACGCCTCGTCTTCCGTGACCGTGCAGAGTCGATTCTGGACGCTCTCACGATTGAGAACAAGGCATGACACGCCTCGTTCCCGAACCGGAGATTCTCTCTCGCTACGACACCGAGCACGGCAACTGGGAAGTAGACCCATGCCGTCCGGTGCGTGGTGAGCCGACGACGAACATCGTTGAGCGCACCATGACCGTCCCTGTCGATGACAGTGAGCGTTCCCGTGTCATCCGTGCCCACGAAATGATGCACGCCAAAGTGTCACCTGCTGGTGACTTCATCGGCTGGATCAACCGTGGAATCGCTTCACAGACAGCAATGAAGGCTGTGGAGGAAGTACGCGTGAACCTGCTGTGCGACAAGGTCGGTTTCAAGATTCGTGAGCATCTGACCGACGGCGGCGAAACCGCTGACGGCGAACGTCTCGCTGCAACGAACGACTGGGCGAACGCTGTATTCATGGCAGTCGCCACCGCTGGCACGGCATCAAGCAAGCCGTTCCTCACCGGCATCCGCCGTCACAACCGTCTGTGGGGTTCAGCACTGCTGGACATCTCCAAGCGTGTTCTGAAGGAGATGAACAAGGCATACAAGACAGGCACCCTGTCTTCGACCAGCCTTGATCGTCACTCCGGTTTGTCTCCGCAGGGTTTCACCCATGTGGAGCGAATCGCAGAATGGATTGACCGTCTCGCCAACGCTCCTGCTCCGCAGGAAACCGCTGAGGAAACTGAGGACGGCACCGGAGACGGCGAGGGTGACGGCAAGAAAGAGGGCGGTGCCCGTTCGCACTCCAACATCGGTGTTACTGGCGCTGGAGACGAACGTGGTGTTCCTCTCACTGCCATCACTCCATCCCAGCAGACCACGGTTCCTCCGCACTGGGGCGAACTGGTGATCGGCAAACTTCCGTTGACCGTGTCGATGAAGGGCACGTTGGGGAAGAAGCGAATTGCAGCGCCGACAGGGCGTAGTCCCCGTCGTCTGCACCGCTACTACACCGACCCTCAGCGACGCATCTTCGACAAGACTGTGCGTGGCATGGGTGGCATCGTTGTTATCGACGCATCCGGTTCCATGTCGTTCACCCGTGACCAGATCAAGAAGATCATGGAGAACGCACCGGGCTGCACCGTCCTGTCCTACAGCGACGCTATGACAGAAGAGAACGCATACATCCTTGCCGACAACGGCATGATCGCTGCTGAACTTCCGTCACAGGGCTACGGCAACGGTGTGGACTTCCCGGCAATCGAATGGGCTGTCAAGCGCAAGCCTCGTTCGTCCACGCCTGTCGTTTGGGTGACCGACGGCGGTGTGTGCGGCCCGAATCAGGGTTACAACGACATGCTCGCCATGCAGTGCATCGAATACTGCAAAAAGCACAACATCTTTGTGGTGCCCCATGTCAACGAGGCAATCAAACTGCTTCACGACATCAAGATGGGGCGCAAGCCGCACACGGTGTGGCCTGCACAGTTCAGGCAGACATACCGCAACCTGAACGGCGGGCTTCTTCGCTGAGGTAGGTCAGCGACAAAAAGAAGCCACCCCCTACCTCAGGGAAGTGGTAGGGGGTGGCTTCTTTACCTACTCTGTTCGGCGGAAGACAGACCTATCTATCATCCGCCAGATCATCACGATGAGCACGATGATCGCTGTTTCATGCCATTCCAATGTCCAACTGATCGCACCGAACGTTTCGAGCAGATGAATCAAACCCCACAACGCAAGATTGTAGATCAGCAGCAGAACAGCGAAAACCAGCACACCGAACATCGGGGCTGCGTTGTCAGACTCCGACATGGGTTTTTGGTTGACGGATGATCTGATGAACACGCTGACGAGAGAGATGGTACTTCTCTGCGATGTCCGCAAGGGACTGGCCGTCACGGTACTCTGCAGTGATCGCAACGTTGCGTTCGCTGTTGGATCGTGGTCCGGGCTTGAGCGGCCCCCATGTCCAACCGGTGATCGCTTCAAGGGCGGCGATCCGGTCGTGCTTCAGGGCGTTCTTCCGGTAACGCTGGCGTGCGTACGACACGAAGGCCCCGAGTTTCACCTCAACACCTTCGATGATTTCGATGTGGTGGGTGGGGACATTTGCATGGTTCTCACGGGCAACGTATTGCTGAAGAGCCGTAATGTTGGTGGTGAATCGTGTAATGTTGTCCATGTCGGGTACACTAGTTGATGATCGAAGATTTGGCGTGCATTGTTACAAAAAGTTTCACCGGCATGATCGTAAGGGCTTACGGTGGCGGAAAGGAATCGTATGAACTACAACTTTTCCGAGGACGACGTGTTGCGTGCGATCAAGAACCTCAGCCCCGAAGAACTTAAGGTTTTCAAGTATGTTGTGCAGTTGATGGCGTCAGAGATTGACGAAGCACAGCAACCCGACAACGACGTGCTGTTCTGCGGGTCGAACGGAAAACACATCGTCAAGTGTTTGCATTACCCCCGTGAGGCGCTAGGCTACGACGAGCCTCGCCAACTGCCTTCGGCAAACGAGTACATCATTCTTTTCGCCTGTTCAGATGAATTCCTTGACGAACAGATCGAAGAAATTAAAAATATGTATTCTGAACCCGAAGATCAGCAGAGCGAATGGGAAAACTACCTGAACGCTCTCGCCCAACACCTTTCCGAAGAAGCGGGCGAAACCCCGAAATACGAAACACTTTTGGAGAACGAGTGAATTTCAAACACTGGGATGACGCAGCCCTAGCCTGCACCCGCCAGATCACGATAGCGGCGAACGTTCTGCCCGGAGCAGGCATCGCAGATATCCGAAAAACGTTAGACTTGATGATTGACAGCGGGGCCGGTCAGTGGACGAAGTTCGGCGCTCAAGCCTATTCACTTGCTTCAGGATGGGCGCTTGTGCCTTCTGACCCTGAACGGGCTGCAGAAGTCATAACGGCACTGCTGGTTCGCAAGCAGACTGACTACGGGCATGAGAACATTGCTCGCTTCGGTGAGATTGGGTTGTTCGTCCGCCTTCACGACAAGGTCGCCCGGCTAGAAAACCTTCTTGGCACCGGGAAAGCCCCGGAGAACGAGTCGGTCACTGACAACTTAATGGATGTCATCGGGTATGCGGTGATCGGGGAGATGTGGATGCGGGGCCTGTTCCTGCTTCCTCTACGCTCTACGGTGGCGGAAAGCACAACCGTCTCTTAACAAATTGTAAAACGTGTTGCGGTGGTGACGCCCTCCGTGTACACTCCCCTCTCAATCGAACCGGTCGATTCAGGAGCCTAGTAAACATCACCCCGAAAATTAGGGGTTCTGTTTGCCTACCCCTGAAAACAGTCCGGCAAGAAAAAAAGGTTCCCCCGGACCCCCTCCAAAGTACTTAACAGTTTTCACTAATTCAGATTCTTCGAAGCGTTGAGAATCAAAAAATTAGAAGAACTCTTTCTTTGGAAAAATTTTTTCGAAACGATAAAACTCTACTATGAATCCAGATAAAACAAACCAAGATTCTTCGAACACTACTAACCAACGCGCGCGCGAAAGCAAACTAAAAAGAGAACAACGCGCCAAAGCCCTAACGGTGGCGGAAGATGACCTCAACGCTGTGTATGAACACTGGCTTGAAGTGATGCGTCCTAGTAGGCGTGGCCGTAAGTTGGTGTTGGATGATCGACGCCGTTTGAAGATTGGTGCAGCGATCCATGATTATGGGGTGGAGGATTGTTGTAAAGCGATTGATGGTTGTGCTCGTTCGGATTTTCATATGGGGAGGAACCGTATGGGGAAACGGTACGATGATCTTGAATTGATCTTCAGGGATCAGGATCATATTGAACGGTTTCTTGGTTTGGCTGATCAGGGGGATGACTGGTGACTAAAGACGAACTAAAAAAATTTGTTCGGTTGGTGTATGCGTCATGGAACCAGACGCTGTTAGCGATTGATGAAGCCCCGACGTTCGAAGCATGGTGGATACAGTTACAAGACTGCTCCCTTGAAACCTGTGTACAAGTCCTCAAAACCGTAGGACTCACAGAAAAATTTATGCCCACCCCCGGCCACATCAAAAAAACCTATATTTACACCACACACAAAAACCCGCCACCAACACCACAACAATTCTGGACACACATCCAAACCCTACAAAAACAACACAACAACGGAACCACACCAAACACCCCCACCCAAACACCACACCCCTGCATCACAGCAACACTCAAAGAACTCGGGGCCACCGCCCTCACCTACACAACCAACCAAGACCGACAAGAAGCCTACACAACCTACGAAAAACACGTAACCCAATGGCTCCAACAAACAACGGTGGCGGAAACCCCATGAAACAAAACACAGGCAGACCACCCAAAACCCCCACAGGCACAACCTCAACACTCACACTAAAAATCCCCACAAAAAACAAACAACAAATAATAGACAACGCACAAAACTACGGCATGACCATCACCGAATACCTACTCATGCTCGTAGAAAAAGACAAATGAAAAAAGCAGCCAAAGCAAACCACCCAGAACGCAAATACAATATTGGGTTGCGTGTACCGGGATGGTTGAAGAATGAGTTGTTGGAGGCTGCTGAGGGTCAGGGTTTGTCGTTGTCTGAGTT